TATAAAGCTGTTTCAAAGTCCATTTAATCACCCCAATCTGTCTATCTCATCATTCAACGCTTGTTCAACAATGTCTGTGAAAGTTCCGTCATTATCATCCCTAGCCTTTTTCATGAAATATTTACCGGGAACAAACCCACCATTTTTTGTCCTAAATCCGTATTCTTGTGAACCAGGATAATAATAGTCTGTTGTTGCTGGTGGTGTCCTGTCTTGTCCTTTGAAATGATAGGTGTATCCAGAATCAAAGGTTACATCAATTACAACTTTCAATTTCTTTCTGTTTCCTGTTTCAGTCTTCAGCTTCAAAGAGTGTTGCATTGTTCCAGAATAAACAGGTGCGTCCCCTTTTGCGTCCCTTAAAATATTGTTCGCACCTTTTCTGACACCTTTGGCGAGTGCTTGCCGTGGTGCTTTGTCCCCAAGATCACCCAAGAAAGTCAGAAGTTGTTGCATACCAACGATTTGCATGTTCATGGAATTACTCATTTTCAATCAACTCCCGACACATCAATTGAAGTTCTTGATGGCGTTCCTGGTAATCAATAACAGCTTCAATTAAAAATGTACGTCCGTCATATAAAATACGCATATCAGGTGTCACAACATTTCTGACATATCTCATATAAACCCGGTGTGAAATCTGATTAAATTCTTCATGTTCTAGAAATCTTTCTGTTCCCGTTGACGGTGAAACACCAACACGGACATTAAGAACCGTTGCCCAATCATTAATGCTTTCACCATATTGATCTTGTGCCATTTGTCTTTGCTGAATTTGTGCCGGGTAACGATATTTACCAGCTTGAATTTTACTTCTCATAGGTAATTCACCGAATGAGAATCAAGTATTTGTTTCACAACAAAGTTGACTTTTATGTTGTCCGTGGTAAAATCCCGGTTGTCATACATTTCATTTGACAGTACAAATAAAACAATGGTCATGTCTTCAAATTGGTCAAGATCATAAAGCTGTAACCCGGTGTAAGATACAATAAATTGTTTCCCAGCCGACAAAATAGTTTGAAAAAGGTTATCATCATCATTGTGAAAGACGTTTGCGTATTGTTTCAGATCACTCACTTGGATTTGGGACAGCTTCATCTTCTTTCACCTTTGCTTTCACAACTTCCTTGCAATACCCGGTTTCAATCCAGTTTTGGACGGTGTATTCATCATGTTCCAAATCATGAACTCCACCTTTGATGTATTTTCCAAGTGCTGATTCTAAAGTTTTTAGAAATTTCACCTTCATTTAATCACCCCTTGATTTCCAAGTGATTTTGCAGTATATTTATAGTGGGGAAGACTATGCTTCCCACACCATTAAATAAAATTATTTACCGATATAAACAGCGAGTTTCCTTGGTTCAATAATACAACTGTCACATTCAACGACTGCCACACAACCGATTGCATACTGATCTGCAAAGCGTTCATTTAATACTTGCATTTGAACACCTTTTGTCAGCTTGACATGAAGACCAGACATATCACCGTAATAAATTTCTTTTACGCCAACTCCCATATTTGGCATTTGGTCAGAGATGTAAACAGGTTTACCAAGTAGAGTGAACGGACCACCTTCAGAAAGGCTGTTACCCATCAATAACAGGTTATTTCCTGCACCGGCCGTTAACCCTTGGATATACCCTAAAGTCGAAGGGGACATAATCCAGCAAGCGTCAGACTGATAAACTTGTGGAACGGTCAATTGAAGATTAATCAATTCTTGTGGTGTGATAGCCATAGTTGTTGCACCAGTTAGTGATTGGGAAGCATTTGCAAGACCACCGAGTTTTGTTGCACCAGAACCAACGGAACTATTGGCATTGTTTAACAGTTCTTTTTCCAGGAACAAAGCAATTGCTTTTGCAATTTCATTGACAATGAATGGAACAACGTCAACGTCAGTCCGATTAATTAAAGATTTGGAAATCAATGCAAGTGAAGCAACGATTGTATTCCCTAACTTAATGGAACCGAAGTTTGCTGATTGTGCTGTCATTGAAGAAAGTTCAGTGTAATATCCTGCTGGTAAATGTTGCGTATAGTCGTAACTTGGTACAATTAGATCACCACTAACTTCCCAAATAGTTGCCTTTGACAAGATCGGTGACATATTTTTGACAGTGTCGATGATACGGTTTGCAATAGTGGTCGGAATAACAACACCTTGACCAGATGCCGACAAAGCACGGGTGTCACCTTTGACAAAATCAATGAAAGAACGTTCTTCTTTTGTTACGATTTCAGCACGTTCTTCTTTTTCAGTTTTCGGTGCTTTTACTTCTTTCTTTTCAAGTCCACGGACTTCCTCTTCCAGTTTGATTGACTCATCAATCTTCCTGATTTCCTCTTTCAGTTCAGAAACCTTTTTCATTTCAGAATCATCAAAAGCACGTTTTTCTGTCTTTGCTTTATTCAGAATCCCGTCCAGTTCATCAAGCATTGAATTGCGTTTTTCAATAAGTTCTTTCATTTAAGAACCCCCTATTTTTTAATTAAAAGATAATTTTCTAATTCAGAATAATCAAGATATTCAGTCTTTTTTTGACGTTCCTCTTTCTTTACAGAAGAAACAACCTCAACACATTCACCGTCAAAAAGTCTATGTTCTTTGACAGATTCAACACCGTCACGGGATTCAATGGACGTTGCAATATAAGCTGGTGTTACTGAAAGTATTGAACATTCCAATAAATCCATATCTGATATATAGCGTCTTTGAACGTTTCCACTATCTTCCCAACGGTCTTCTTTTGCTATAAAACCAAAAGACCAGCCACGTAAAGAATTGGATTCAGCTAGACTTCTAACTTCCGGGTCAGTTACGGTGCATATTGCACGTAAACCAATAGAATCTTCATATAACGTCAGATTTCCTTGTGAAGTGCTTCCGAGTTTGCGGTCTTCCTGGTGATTGAACAAAAGATCAACATTGCTGGTTTTATCCAATGCTTTTTGAAAAGCACGGGGTTCAATCTGTTCAATGAAATTTCCACGAACTGAAGGAATTGGCCTTGAATCCCTTTGGACAACATTGACATAACCTTCAAGTTTTACTGAATCATTGCGAATTTCCACTTTCATTTTTGTTTTCACCACCTTTCACCAGTGGTTTATTTTCTCCCGGTGGTGGACTATCACCAACACCAGGGTTGTTACCCGTTCCATTTGCACCTTCAACCTGTTCACCCATTTTTGCCAATTGGTTGGTATTTGGTGTATAAATCTCTTTTGTGATAGGATTGTAAAGAACGTCTTGAAGTCCAAGTTTGATAAAGTCAAAGTTTAAAGGTTTGAATCCTTCCATGTTCCGTATTTCATCAACTTGTAAAATGCCAGCTTCAACCCCCAATTGATAAGCTTGAAACCGTTTCAGAATGTCAGCCCGTAAGATTTCAGTTGTGTCAAAACGGAAAGAATATATTCCTTTTTCCTTTGTCAAAAGAAGATCACGATTCAAAGACGTTTCAAAAGCTTTCAAAATTGGTAGAATAGAGATTTTAACAAAGGAATCATAAACCATTTCCACACCAGAAGAAGCCGTTTTACCACCCAAAAGCATTGAAGGAACACCAAACATTTTGAAAATAGCTTCATCATTGCTTTCTTTGTTTTGGGCAATCTGCATTTCAACAGAACTGTTATTTGATTCTTGGAACTCAATTCCATTGTTCAAGACTATTACGTTTTCAGTGTTGTTCTGATAAAGATTTGCAAAAGCTTCTTTCAAAGTCTCAATCGCTTCTTTTGAAAGACGGTTGCTGGACTTCAAGAAACCTTTTTTGTTCCCACCTGTCCTGTAAAGAAGTTCTTCAAAGATCATTTGATTATAGGCAACAGACAATATTTTGTTGTTTTCACTTACAACACCATAACCTTGTATCCCGTCCCGTGTTTTCCTTGTCAATTTGATGAATTCAAATTCTTTGTAATTTGTTCCGTAAACAATGAATTCATATTTCTTGAAGATTGGGTTGGGGTCAAGAAGAATAACTCCCACCTGGGGATTATCAACAAAGTTCAGACTTTGAACGGTGTTTCTTTGCCTATTAATATAGGAATAGCCAGCACCATACATTAAAGAGTCTTCAACAATTGCCTTTTTCCACATATATGGGTTCAAAAGATCACCAGTGTCAATGTTTAGAAGGGAAACACGGGGGTCATCTTTGACTTCTTCAGTGGTTTCATCATCAGCGTTTACCTTGTAAAGTTTAATAGGTAAACTTGCAACCGTGTCTGAAATCAAATTGACGCAAGCGGCAACAGAAGGAATCGTCATTGCTTGTTCTTTGGTAATGTCGGAGGGGTCAACAAAGCTTGATAGTATTTGGTCAAGTGTTTGACCAGTGTTAACAAGATCACGTTTTTCTTTTTTAAAGTTCCACCATGCCAATAATTTTCACCCCCTTTCTTATATGACTTGTGCACCCCAATCAGATTCAGCATTGAAAACAACGTCAATCTGCATGAGTGCAACGGCATTTATTAAGCTGACAACCATGTCAACCTTCCCGTTTGACTTCTTTTTATTGACATACAGGTCTTTGTTATTGTTTTCCATTGCCCTGGCATTTTGGAAGTTGATTTCAAGAAGTTTGTTTTCGGTGTAATAGAAATCACCAGAATTTATTTTCTCTTTTAACAACTTTGTGGCCGGGTGAAGAACTGAACCATGCTGTTTCATTTCAACAACCTTGTACCCTTCCCGGTCAAGACGTTGTGCTGTTGATAGGCAATTGTAACGATCGTACGCAATACCCTGGACGGAAACACCAAAACGTTCTTCAATCTCCAAAAGCTTCATTTCTACAAAGCCATAATCAATGGTAAGATCTCCACAAGCAAAGCACTTTTCATCTTTAATGAAATCGTGATAGTTTATCTTTTCAAGACGATTCTTTTCTTCAATTCTTTCAGTTGGAACAAAGGCATAACTGTCAGCGTAAATCTTCCCATCTTCTTCAGTGACCATAGAAAAGGAAGTGTTGTCATTTGTGAGAGACAAGTCAAGACCAATCCAAACATCTCTTCCAGTCCAGTCAAAATCATCAATCCTCCCTTTTCTAACTCGTTCAATGTCAACATAGTCTTCACCAGAAGAAGTTGCTAAGAAGTGATTACAGTGTTTTGTCAAATATTCTTCACGCTTTAAAGGCTTTTCAAGTGCTTCTTTCCTGTTGTCCCGTATTTCTTCATAGTTTGCTTCAAGACGTAAAGGATTGGACATGTAAAGACCATGTTCAGTCCAAAGATTGTCTTTGTCGGCATAGTAAAGAAGTGAAAACAACCTTTCATCTTCAATCAAACCGGAATAAACCTTCTTTATATAGTCCAGTTCCTCCAGCATGATTGATCTTGATTCGGCATAGGCTGTTGTAATTTTGAAGCGTAAAGGATTCTTGACGTTCAATTGTCCAGATTGCATTGCCGTAACGTTTCCATAGTCAGTCATTGCCCCAAATTCGTCAGCAATGAAAGCTGAAGGACGTATCGCATTGTTCCTATTTGCTTCAGAAGTACGTGCTTGATAATAGGAATTTGTTACTTTACATGTGATTTTTCCGTTTAAGGTGGTTGAAATCTTGAAATAGGGTTCAATTGCTGGTGAAGCTTGAATGATTTGTGTCATTGCTTTTTTGACTTCCCCGGCAAGTTCCCGGTCAAGACAGATTGAATAAAACTCTGAAAAGTCTTGTTCAGTCAGTAATAATATAATGAAGATAATTCCAACAATTTGAGTTTTTCCGTTTTTACGTGGAATGAATAAAGTTACGTCCCGGTGTTTGAATCTTTCCGGGTCTTCTTTGAATCTCCATCCAAAGATATTCACGAAAAAGAAGGCTTGAAACGGTGCAAGGTTTTCCAGCATGGGTTGACCAGCTTTGAAACCAGTGGGGAAAATCAGAAGATTGATAATGTCTTCAATTCTTTGAACTTCATCAAGGTCAAAGTAGTAGGGATATTCAGGGTCATTTTGTCTCTCTAAATCTCTAAAAAACCATTCACATTGGATTTTAACTTCCTTTGTGGTGATTTCCTTGCCGTCAAGAACGTCACGGGCATATTTGACGGCCATGTCATGGAGAATCACTTTATGAACCAGCCAATGAGGAAACCCACCATATAAAAAATAATACTAACAACATTCTTCATATTCATTATTTCACCCTCTTTATGGCTTTCAAAAGTGGGTCAGATTCTTCTTTCTTCTTATTCAAGTTGATATTCCCTAACTTTGCCCGTGATTGTGGGGAAAGTCCAAGTTCATTTGAGGCCCGGTTGAATGATTTTTCCCATTTTTCACGTTGAATCATCAAGTTTTTATCCAACATCATAGAAGGGTATTCGACCATTTTTTGGTCAATGTAATCGATTGCGTGTCTTGCTTTGGCATACTGTTCAATGATTGCAACGTCCAGGTTTGAAAGTATTCCAGAAGCTTCATAATGTTCAACAACTTCATTGAAATATGCCTTCTGTTCTTCATTCAAATATTCAGAAGGAACAACATGATCTGAATTGCCTTTCAAAAGAGATTCTTGTTGTTGTCTTTCTCTTTTTTCTTCCTTAGTCAAATTCTTTGCTAAAACATCAACAGGTTTTGTCGGTCTTGCCAGTGTTGTTCACCACCTTCTGAATATTGGAATGAATATAGTGGTGGGAAGACTTACTTCAACGGACGGTAAAATGCTTCCCATATATAAAAATAGACCGTTCGCCAAACCTTTTAACATTGAACAGTCACCCCGTGCACCAGGGGATGTTTTTCTGGTCTCTTTCAACCAATGGATTGTATAGGGAAATGTTTTAACGTGGTATCCGACCACTAGCGAATAATAAAATAATGGCAGGAAAGACAAGGCATTTAACCTATTATTTCCTATAATAAAAAGCTGACTGTTCACTTTTTCAGAACTTGTTACCCTGTCAGCAAGGGAAGGTGAGTGAAAGCGGTGTTTAACCCCAATCACCCATAATAAAAGTGTGCTTGTAGGTGGGAATCGAACCCACATGAAAAATTTTTACCGCACTCAAAGGTACTTATTATATTTTTCGCTGACCTTCACAAGCACATATATAAAAGAATAATCATCTTGATTGTCATCAAGGGGAAAACGGTTTTGAGTTCAACAACAATCAAGTGTGAGGTAACAAAAGCGAGGACGTTCTCCCCTTGTACTTATATGTCGTACTTGAGGGCCTCAAATCACAATGAATTTTCAAAATATTTTAAAAATATTTCAAGTTTCTCTTTTCGGTCGCCAAAAGTCACCAAAAGTCACAAGAATTTCAGACAAAAAGAAACCTCCAAAACCCAATGGTATCAAGGCTTTGTCTCTTATAGTTTCTTAATCATATATATTTTTTTAAAAAGTTATATGTATATATAATAAAGAGTAATAAATAGATAGTCTTATACAGTAATAGTTTTCAAGAAAAACATGTGTTTTAGCAACATCCCCTTTGAAGCCGTATGTGATAAGGGTTTTGCTGGTTTTAGTCCTGGTGACAATCATGAAACCAAATAAGTAAGAAAAAGAGACTTATCTTGTTGTGAATTTACGTTCTTCAATACGACACCTATACCGAGAATATCGGGACAGGTGGGAATGTGAATGACAGAAGGTAAGGTTTGTAAAAGTTGTGGTGAATTCAAAAGTTTTGATAATTACTATAAGCATAATACTTACAAAGACGGTTATTGGTCAAAATGTAAGGTTTGTCTAAAACAACGACACTTAGACACGTATGAAAGGAAAACTGAAAAGAAGTTTGATGAAAACGGCCGGGTATGTTCAAAGTGTAATGAATATAAAACTTGGGATAATTATTATAAAGATATTCACAGATCAACGGGATATAAACATGTTTGTAAAGATTGCCAGATTCCTTTGGACGCTATTGTCCGTAAGAGATATAGAGAAAACAATCTTGAACAATGCCGTGAACGTGAAAAGACTTTCAGACAATCAGAAGCCGGGCAAGAAACAATATATAGAAAAAATATGAAAAGACGTTCGCAAAAAGCAAACGTTAGATTTACAAAACATCAACGCAAAGAGATTCTTGAAAGAGACAATTATATATGTCAATGTTGTGGAATTATTGTTCATGATGAAAGAATAAACACACCCGACAAAGCCCACATTGATCATATTCTCCCTTTAAATGCTGATGGTAGTTCTGAACTAGATAATTTGCAAACTCTTTGTAGAACATGTAACACTAGCAAAGGTGCGAAGGCTATTTCAAATGAAAATTTATTAGAATTAATTTTGCAAAACCATTGACGTAAGAGTCTTACTGATGTATAATTAAGTTAATCAAATAGAAAACAAAGTCTCATCTCGAACCTTGAAAAAGGAGATCAGGTGGGACTTTTTTTGTCCCATTTTTCATTAAGGGAGGATTTAATGTTCAAATTGTGGGGGCGGGGCATCCGTTGTCCACGGGCTGAAACTTCACGTACCCCGGGGGGTTACTTTCAAAGAAAACTGACAATTCAGAACATTCAATATATTATTAAATAATAAATGAATTATGAATATTCAGACTATTATAGTAAGTGGTTTAAACTATTGCCAACATATCATATCGGCCTGACTACCCCTACCACTAAAACTAAAGGGACGTACTCATTTGAATACGTCCAGCGTTGTCACTAAGATACACGTTCACGTTTAACATGTTTCATATTCATGTTGGACACTGTACACTGTCCAACGTTCATAATGTTTGCTATATCTCGTTGAGTCAATTTAGTAGTACGAAGTAAAGTAATAATATCACGATATACATTATCATTGTATTTATTGTTGTTTGAATGATGTCCGTTATCCCTAGCGTGTTTGACATTATCTAATTGTGTGCACCATTCTAAATTGTTAACGTTATTATTCTTTTTATCTAAATCAATATGATTTACTACATCGCAATCACTTGGTTTATCAATGAAGGTTTCTGCAACAGCACGGTGAATATAGAAGTTATAATTCTTTCCGTTGATCTTATATCCAATTTGTAAATATCCTTTACCGTTGTCACAAGGTTTGCGTATTCGTTTCGTTTTAGCGTGGCGAACATTGCCTAGATTACTTATTTCATATTTGGATACTTTATTATAAACTTTCCATATTTCTACCATGATATATATTTATCCTCCTGTTCTTTGGCTATATTTAGTAATACAGATTTAGGTATGTCACCAGTTTCAGCCATAACGTGATGATATTTACATAGACTTATGAGATTGTTATTGTCATACATTCTCCGGATATTTTCAGAAATAAAATAAATATGATGAACTTCAATTGTGTGCATATTATATCTGGTATCGGTGTTATATAGTTCACGTATGCAAACCTGACACAATCCTTTGTCACGTTTTCTTATCTCCAATGATTTACTTCTCCACCGTCTGGTATTACGTAACTTGTCAATGTCAGAACGTTCCTTTGTATAACCCTTGCCGTATTTGGTTTTTGGTTTTTTAGGACAGTCGAATGTCTTATCGTGTATGTTTCCACAATACGAACATGTCTTTAACATGGTTTCACTTCCTTTCTGTTCATTTGTCGCAAATAAAAAAGACCATTCACAATGAACGGTCTCATTTACTTATTTAAACTCTTTAAAAGCTTCAACAATCTTCTGATCTGGACTTCCAGCCAACATAAACTTTCCATTCACATATGCTGATTCAGTCACCAGCTTTCCAGTCTGTTTATATTGTTGTAAAGTCGTATTATCAGGTGAATCAAATTCATACAATTCCAGCTTCTCACCATCAATTATGATTCCAAAACCGTCACTTGCACCAATCATTGTATAAGCTTTTGTTGATTGTGCACCAATAACAAAACCGTATGTTTTGAAATATCCAAGAATGTCATTCAAATGTTCTGTTTTTGCTTGAACGGTTGAAGCTGTCTGGACACTTTGAACGTGCTTTGATTCAGTTGATGTGGTTGATTGATTTGAACATGCACTGGTTAACAATAAAGAGAAGCATACTACAAGAAAATATCGTTTCATTTAATTCACCCCTATTTAATTTTTTCAATCAGTTTATCCATTAAGGCCTGTTGATTTGAAATAAGATCAGATTTTGAATTTACAGAATCCAACAAAGTATTGTTTCTTTCTAACATCATGCCAATTTCTTTAATCATTTCATTGTTCTTGTCACCCAGGTCTGTCAGATTTTCAATTCTTTTTGCGTGGTGTTTATGACTTTCTTGAACCGACAGAATCAATTCAGTTTGTACATGAAGTCTTTCTTCCATTAATTGAAGATTGTTTTGGATGTTCTTTCTATCTTGTTCATACCATTTTAAAATTCGGCAACACTCTTGTGCTGTGTTATAAATGTCTCTTAAACTTACAACATCATTGTTTTCCTCTATGTGCCCCAACAAACCCCGTGATTGTTCGTATTTGTAGATAGAAGCATTGATATTTTCTTCACGGTTTTCTTCAAATTGACCAGCTTTTTCACCTGTCAACCATTCGATTTTTAACATGACAATTCCTTCATTTGACAAGAATCTGTCTACAACTTGAAATTGACCAGTTGCATTTTCGTGAATTGAACCATTGGCATATTTTTTAGATTTGCCTAACTGTGTCACTATTTTAGCCATGACTGTTACCTTCCTTTGAATTAGTTATGTGTATGTTATTAAGCACATCTTATCATTATCAATTTCTTACGTCAACGGGAACAGAAAGCGAACATACAAAAATAGGTGTAAAGTCACCAGTTTTCTGGAAACCTTACACCAATTCCCTGGAAATCTAATGTAAATTATATGGAAAGATCATGTCAGTTATCTGGAAATCTTATATCAAATTATAACACTCTCATGTCAACTTTTCTTTTACATTTCATACATTCAAAAAGATAAGGTTCAATTTCTTTATGGTTTTTTAGCTTTCTGCAAGTCTGACAGGATAATACCACTTTGCGTCCATTGTAAGCATGGACAGAAACTTCATCAAGATCAGTGTCAATTTCTTCTATTGTTGTTTCTGGTTCAACACTGAAGATTGCATAAACCCACAATACGGACACACCAGCAACAAGAACAGAATAAACCACTATAAATCATCCCTTCCAGTTAGGGTGTACATGATCTTGCCATTGTGGTTTACAGGTCTTATTTTGTACGCTTTTTCAGTGCAATATTCGTTTTGTAATTTGTTGATAAGACTTATATCATCAAGACAGGTTTCCAACAAAAGTGAAGCAAGTGAAGCAGGTTTCATACGGCAAGCTGTTGCAAGCTTCATCAGCTTTGAATCATACTCATTGGACAGGCTGACGGATCTCCTGACTATCTTCTTGTTGCCCAAACCTTTTTCTTCAATCATATTCTCCCCTTCTCTCTTGGTTGTTGGTTACTCGAAAAAAATGGGTGTCAATTGACAGTGTCAAAAGTGATTCAGTGAATCTGTTTACCTCTCCCCCACCGTTCCCGTTTGTTCGGTCATACTGATAGTACATTCTTTCACATTGCCCGTGTGCTTGTTTAAATCATCTTAATGGATGTATTACCCTTTATGATTATTGCAGCCGTTAACGGGCCTGTGTGTGCTTCTGGTGAGGTGTCTGATTTGATGATCTTCCTGGTCTTAATATCCTTTTCAATCAGCTTCTTTACATATCCAGAAAAGTTCACCCCGGCAATTCGTTCAAGGTAAATCTGATCTTGCTGGTCAGTAATGTTGAAGCTGACAGACTTAACTATTTTGTTCTTTGACACGGATTTACCACCCCTTTCAATATATGGTATGACTGGTATGACCGGGATAGAACAAAAAAAAGAATCCTATTGTTTAGGATTCTATTTCACTTCACTAATACTCTATAATGTAATTGCTGAATGTTGTAACCACCAGCGTAAATTGTCTGGACGTGGACTGTTTTTATTTCACCTTTTACAAACCCATTTATTTCCATGTTGTCACCCATTTGAAGACCATAAGCGTCTATAATTTTACCAGCTTTTGCTTCAACCCGGGCAATCAGTTGTGCTTTGCGTCTTTCACCGTCTTTTTCAGCAATGTTCATGATCACCTGACGTTGTTGATCTTCTGTTCCGTACATTCTTTCAAGGATTGCAGCGTCACTTTTTGGGATTGAACGTTCAAATTCTCTTTTCTTTGCGTGTCTAATTTTCGCTTGAAAGCTGTCAAGTTCAACCCGGTTCAATTCACGGTTCAAGATTTCTTCAACCTGTTCGTCAGTCAATTGTCTTTGTAGATTATAATTCAAGATCATTTTCAAGTTTTCAGCGTTGATTTCATAATTTTCAAATCTGACAGCGTTGTATTTCTTTTTCAAGTTCATATAGAATTCGACACAACGTACTTTCCAGTTTTCAATGAAAGCGTCAATTGCTTCAAGACCAGTTACTTCAGATTCTTTCTTTTCAGTTTCAGCAACTTTTGCGTCAATGTAAGCGACATACCCTTCAAGCTGTTCCTTCAATTCGGCATGAAGTGTTTGTGTTGCACCACCGATCACTTTTGCTTTTGCAATCATTCTGTCATGTCTTGCAATTGCTTCAATACAATTTTCACGGTAAGATTTCAGTTCTTCAAGATTCATGACTTCAACAGTGTGGTTAAACCTTTCATCATTTCGTTTCAAAACCAAAGCGTTCAATTGATCATTTGACAATTTTGTCATGTGGGACAACCACCTTTTTATAATGTATTATTTAACTATCCTTATTATATCATGGTAAGAATCTTACGTCAACTATATAAACAAAAAAAGAATCCTATTGTTTAGGATTCTCTTTCACGTCATATGAACCACAGTTTGGACAATAATCTTCGTGGACAACATGTTCTTCATAAGGTCTTTTACAGTCGTTACAGATCATTTTCATTTTACTTCCCCACCCTTTCATATACGTCCACCATTTCACCGTCATGAATTTCAAGTTCAATCTGTTCAAATTCTGTCCAGTTGATTGCGTCCCAATATTCAGCGTCCCTTTTTAATTGTAACATGATCTCACCCCTATTTCGCCAATACTCTTACACCCATTGTAATCGGTAAACCCAAGACAGCCATTGTCAGCAATGTTGCAAAGATACCCATTTTTGAAGCCTCCTTCACATTTTCATCGTATGGCGAATCAATCTTCATATACGTCAACATCTTTATCGTGTTCTTTTGTCCCTGTATGTTCTCCATTCAATACATAATAATAAAGCCTTGCATCTTCTTCGCTGTCAGCTTCGACAGTCCAATATTCCGTTATTGTTTTGTGTACATACACGTTATATTTAGTCATTTTTCTTCCTTCCTTTACCTCGCCTTTTCTGTCTAATACGCTTTGATCTTTGTTTACAATCCTGTTTACATGTAAACATTTTTCATTATTTAATTAATCTTAGTATAAAACAATCAGAATCTTACGTCAATAATTTTATAAGAACAGCAAGATACTTAATCTCTTACCGTAAAACATACGTCAATTATATCATTCACAATTTCCCATTCTTCAGTCTTATTACCTTTGACCAGTGAGTTCTTCCGTGCCCACTTTTCCCACTTGGAAATTTTGTCACGTAAACCATCCAGATCAATAGGAATTAAATCACTGATTTGAATTTCACCATCAATACCAGTTGAACCAACAATGACCAATTTTCCAGGCTGATCTGTATTGCCTTCAATGAAAAATGTGGTTGTCCTTTGAAACCTTGCTTGCCTGACAGCTTTCATTGTTTGCCCCCGGTTCATTTTGAATAAAGAACGTTTAAACTCCAAATTCAATGAATGACCGTCAATTTCAACATGTGCGTCAATGTCAGAAAAAGCAGTCCTCTTTGGTAAAACTTCAGATAGTGGATTGAGTGACCAGAAACCTTCAATCCATTTTTGAACGCTTTTTATATTGTTCATATTGAAATAAAATTGTTCCAGTTGTTCGCCATTTTCATCCATGACCAAAACAGTTCGTTGTCCATGTGCGTCCTTCCTCATTACAGTAACCCCAATCATTAATTATTTGGTTACATGTCGGAATGAAGACGGAATATTCACAACAAAACAGACAGGATTTAGTTTCCTGTCTGTTTCAAAAGTCCGTCAAGCAAAAATTCAACCTGTTCTTTGGTGTTTTGTAAGTCCAACATGTTCCAAATAATGTATCGACAATGAATAGTTTCAATCTTGCGTTCTGAAGGGTTCACAGGTTGCCAGCTTTTATCACCCTTTGCCCGGTCTTGTCTCAATTCCTTTGGTGCATAGACTTTTATAAGAATGAATCCGTTATCCAGTGCCCATTGTGCTTCATTTGGCTGTCTCACGTCCGTTATGACAAAGTTATCAATCCCAAGTGTTAATGATCTTTTATATTTCAAATTAACAGCTTTCACCCACATGTCCGTTTCAATCTGACGGCCCAATTCACCAAAGGTTTCATACCATTCACGGGGTTTACCTTCTATAATTGAAGCTTCTGGAAATGCCGAATACAGTCTATGTTTTAAATCATCACCAAAGGCAAGACGTGTCGTTTGTCCGTGGCCGTTTGTTTGGAGATATGATTTGATCATTTCAAAGACAGAATCCTTGCCGACCCTGGTTAGTCCTACCAATGCTATTTTCATTGTTTCAATTCCTTTGCAACAATCTTGAAATCATCTTTGCTTTGATCGTAATGATTCAAATTCCAAAATCCTGTGAGTGTTGTTCTGTCCACAAAATAGCAACAATGTGGATTTTCCTGTTGAACCTTTTTCATTAAAGCCGTGAACAATTCGTCCGTTGTAGCCTCATTAAGTGTTTTCATAACAATCATCCTTTTAATTTCGTCTTGGCTATGTGTCGATACGGGACTTAAAAATTCACAACAAAAAGACAGGATTTAGTTTCCTGTCTGTTTCATACTTTGGTCGTAATGTGTCGTAAAAATAATTTTAAAAATTTATATTTCCCTCTTGTTTTTAACCGATAACGGTTATATAATAAAGTTATAAATTAACCGATAACGGTTATTACTAGGAGGAATTTAAAATGAAAAACTACGTTACAAAAGAAAAAAGTATCACTAATAACTCTGAATTTTACATTTTAGTTGGCAATACATCTGATGTAATTAGTCATCACGAAACGCTTGATGAAGCTGTAAAAACTTTAAATAGTATTAATATTTCGGATAGCAAGTGGGGTTCTATTTGGATTTTAGAACCGTCTGAAACACGTTCTATTAAATTCCCAGAAGAGATTAAAGAACCTAATCATGAAGAACAAGAAGGTGATCTGTTTGACTTTTCAAAATACGGACTGTAACCCTTTGGACAACATAATCGGCACTACCGAAGCTTCCGAAATATTAGGGTTATCAGCAGGTCATGTTAAGCTACTTTGCCGCCAAGGTAAAATAAAAGCAAAGTTAGTCGGTAAAACTTGGGTTATTGATAAGAATCACCTTTCTAAGTCCTCTGAATGAGGGCTTTTTGTTTACGACACATTTTTTTGTCAAATATTTACTTCTCCATATAAACCTTTGCTGTCCTACCATTAACCTTCTTGTCCTTCACCACAAGTCCAAGTTCAATCTGGACTGATTCTTTCAATATTTTCTTAGATTGAACAGCACCTTCGCCAAAGTTTTCTTCGGCCCACGTTACATATTCTTCATAAATTTCTGGTGGTCTTTTTCCAATGAAATCTTCTTTCACCCGATCACGTATAAATGTCAAAGTCCCGTTGTTTTCTTCATGATATTTTTCATTATAATCTGTCACCTTTTCCGAATCTGTGAATCCGTGTTTTTCATATAATCTAAAGTAAGCTTCAAAGATGAGTTTCAACCAATATTCCAATGCTTCCGGGGTTGTAAGCTTTGTTATAAATGTCGGGTCTTTCTTTGTTGGTTTTGTAAACATAGGCATCCAGCAAACCCGTCTTTTGTATGAATCAGACTTTTCAAAGGACTTCAACAGGTGATTTGAAGTAAAGATCAAAGACGTTGTGACAACCGTTTCTGTTGATTGTTCAAAGAGTCTTCTCATTGCCACAAAGTCGCAAGTGCTGACGTTTTTTAATACCTTCATTTGCTTTTCATTTATTGCCCGGTCTTCTATATCGTCACCCAGGTTTACCAGCTTATTGGCCATGCTGGTGAAGTATGATTCCTTTGTCATTTCTTCAGGTGACAATGAAGCACAATTTTCAGCACCAAGAATCTTTCTAATGATTGTCAAAAGCGTTCCTTTACCATTTCCACCGTCACCAATGAAGATGAAGAATTTTGCAAGTTGCCTTTTGAATTCAGCATTTGTTATTAAAGTATGGGCCATTGATTCAAGAACTAACTTTCTGTAATTAGCGTCACCTTCTGTCAGTTTGTCAAGATAGTTGTCAACCATTTCAACAGGTTCAGCGTCCGGGTTGTATTCCACATTAACAAAATACGGTGTGAAGTCAGTTGAATCTATTTCAATGAATTGGCCGTTTCGCAGGATACCATTTTTGAATTTAATGTCAAACCCGTTTTCTGGTTCAACAACATTGTAAAGCCTGTACTCCATTTGCTTTATGACTTCATCAATATACCTTGTTTTCTGTCCTTCCAGTTGTTCGGAAATCAGTGTTTTGAATTCGCTGTCAGCTTTGTATCTTATTCCGTCATAGGTGTAAAGAATGTCACCATACTTGCACACCCTTAATTTCATAATAAGTTGTTTTGCAACTTCAGCTTCACCATCTTTTTCAGCAAGGATTTCTTCTTCCCGTGTGACAACTTGGAATTCGTCTTCATTGAGTGGTTGTGCAAAAACGTCAGTATTGATGAATCTTAAGACTTGTTTGCTGTTTTCAAGACTGTTTATTTTAAACTTCCAGGCATGAAGTTTCTGATTTCTTCCGTCCCCATCATCCAAACCAAGTAAGCTGTCACCTTTGATGGGCTTGAAAAAAGCTGGTAAATCTTCCCGAACACCTTCATTGTCAATGTCACGTATTTTCCCATTTTGCTTTATGGTGATTGCTTTTGTATTCTTTATGTGTTTAAATTCTACCGGGAAACCAAAGGCACACAATGACATTGCACCCTTGAACGCTTTTGGTTTCTTGAAGTAAATATGTGCACCACGATTGGTCCACACGACCTGACTGTTAATGTTAAATATTCTTATCAAGTTTCTGATTGAATCCTTTTTTAAGCTGTCTATATCGATTATCAAATCTTCTTCTGTCAGGACATAACCAGCGTCCGTGAAGCTGTCATGAAACTCTGACACGTCAGCCAGCTTTGAAGCGTACTTCTCACCGTTTTTGAATTCCATATAAATAGGCATATCATAACCCCCAACTTTGTTTACTTGGTTACATGTCGGAAAAGGGGTAAAATATTCACAATGTGAACAAAAAAAAGAACGAATTACTAGTTCGTTCTTTGTTCGGATTGTGCGTTAAACCATATCACTCATGGATGGCGTGTTATTGATTGCGTATACCTCTAAATATGTTTCAATTCTTTCGAGTTTTTCCCAATCTTCCAAGCCTCTATCCTTAATGACTTTACTTATAGCTGTCCATAAATCATCATATTTTTTATCCATTTTCTCACCTCGCAATATTTGTCTAATACGCTTTACCACCGTGCTTGTAATCTCTTGTTTTATTAAACTCCATTTTCTCCAATATTGCCGTTTCCAGATCAAGACCTTTTTCACCACAAAAGTCAAAGATTCTTATAATAACGTCGGCAAGTTCTTCAGTCACCCGGTCTTTTCCTTCATGCCGTCTATCAGCTTCCATTGCTTCAGCCACTTCACCAACAATCAGCATTAACAAAGTGCCCGTTTCCCGTTTTTCATCATGCCATCCTTTTGACTTTGCTGTTTGGTATGCTTCTTCGCACAGATGAGTAATAGTCGGGTGAACGTGATCAAGAATTGTCACCTTGTTATCTGAATTCATTAAACGTGCCCATTCTTTTGCAAATTCCTGGTGCGACATGTTATTTCTCCCCTTTTTCAATAAGATTGACCAATGCTTCAATTTGTTCAAAGGTATTCATGTGAAAAGCCACTTCATTGAAACTCTTACCAAGAATTGTTGCAACTTTACCAATCAATAAGTCTTTATTCATTTTAATTTCCTCCAATTGTTAGATTCATAGTCCAAAAGATAACTTCAAACACGACAACCCAAATGATTATAGAAACCAAACTACCAATGATTAAACCCTTGAAAAACTTCATGCTGTCCATCTTTCAAGCTTCTTGTTTATGACTGACAGAAAATGATTGAGATCAACAATCTTTTCAAAACCTTCAAGTTCATCACAACTTCCGTTCCACACAAACATTCTTTCTGGTAAGTCTGGAAATCTGACAAGTCCATCATCATGTCTCTTTTTGTAAAGACAAAGACCTTCTTTCTTTGTTGGGAAAATACGATTGACCTTATTGTATTTGTTCCCGTCAGCGTCAAACGTTCCTTTATACGTTCCACCAGCTTGAATGATATATTGATACAGTTTAGGTTCGTCAACATGTTCAATCAATGAAGTCACAACAGATTTTCCATACAAGAGATAGTCAACAATGGCAATGTCCATTATCCGGGCACTGTTATTCTTGAAAGGTGTGTCTTTGTGATACCTTCCCACGTCACCACCCTTGACTTTTATTTTTCCGTTTGGATAAACAGCAATATAGTTGTTCACGTCTTTTTGAATGAAAGTTGCAAATTCATCTTCTTCTAATTGAAGATTGAACATTTTTTGCCAGTCTTCCCAAACTTGTTTATATCCTTCATGTGCTGGAACAAACCCAACACCGTCAGTATTTATGTTGATAATTTCATGACCGTCTTCATGAAGCATTTTGCAAAGTGTGAATAGTGCAATTTGACCATATGCAATAACTGAAAATAACGCTTTTGGATTATAAAGACTTGAATATTGACTACCTAAGTTACCATAAACTGAATTCAATATAAGCTTCAAAGCTTCAGAAAGAATCTTGTCAACGTGCTTGACCGACAAACGTCTTTCAAGAATTTCCCTATACTTTGCCGTGAAGTCCCCCAAAACATTCAGAATCAAAATAATGTTAGGGTACATTGAAGCAACGTCCAGAAGTTTCATCTTCTTCACTTTTTTCTTCTTCTTGTGTACACCGTGAAGACCACCACCACCAAATTCAATCTTGCAGCCAAACATTTCAATAACCACTTTTGCGTCTTTTCCCTTTGCATTTATGTCAGCTTTTCGGAACATGTTCGCAACGTCTTCTGGTACAAGATCAAGCAACGACAAGTCACTGAAATCTTCACCGTTCAAACGAATATCGGACCATTTTGGAAGTTTTTTGTTTCCCAAGATTGCATTGGCTGATAGCGTTGTGGTGTTCCACTTCTCACCCGTTCCGACCATATCAACAAGACTTTGTTTAGGTTGAAAGTAAGAAGCTTCTCGCATTTCCCAAATAGCAATAACCATATCTGTGTCATATTCGCAATAGTCAACAGCTTCAGCAATTTCTTCTTCTGTCAATGGTCTGTCAATGTCAAACGGAACTGAACTTTCAAGAATCCGCTTTCCAAGATTTCCTTCAATCTTTTTCAAACCTGGAAGACTGTTGTCAATTTGCTGGAAACAATCAAGACTTCTAAACCGGGTTTTTGGACGCTGTTTCTGACCACTAATAATTCTGTCATTCAAGTCTTTTATTTGCTGTTGTGACCAACCAGACAACATTGCGTCAATTATGTGATCATCATACCAGTAGTTGTTATAACCAATCAGTGTGTGACCTTCAATGTGATCAGCAAGACCAGCAAAACCGTCAGTGTTGTAAAACACCTTCTTGTTCCCTTCATGGTCTTTGATTACAACAAAGCTGTTATACTTGAAGACTTCAATGTCAAAGAATAGGTTCATAGTGCACCCCATTGGTCAGCCATTGCTTGTGCTATTCCTTCAAACGTTTTTGCACGATTTTTCTGCCTATCTTTTCCACCTTTGTTGAACCAGTTACCAGATGTCCTGGTACTTTCCCTTATGTCTACAACATTAGTAGATTGTAATTTCGGAAGATTTTTCAACCAAAGACAAGTTCTTTTTTGGAATGGTTCACCAAATTGAAACGGCTGCACTATCTGGTCATAAGGTTGTAATTCATAAACTTTACTTGGTACAGGGTTTTCAACGGCAATTTTTTCAATGGGTAGATTCATTAAAAGCATGAAAAATTCTTTTGCTTCCATTCCTTTTGAAAATCTATCTTCATTTAGTACACCTTTGGGATATAAATGTCTTGCACCAGCGTTACTCAAATATGTGCAAGGTGGGTGGCAAATTGCCAAATCGAATTGCTGCCAATATTCCATTGGTAAAGCACTTGCGTCACCTTGAACATGTGGACCAAAATCAGATTCACTTGGGATAATGTCAAAGCTGATTGCGTCATGACCGGCTTTGATAAAAGCGTCACGCACCGTTCCAGAGTATTCACAAATTACTGCAACTTTCATTTTCAGCACTCCTTCAATTGTTTAATTGACTTTCTGGTTATAAGTCGCTTGAAGGAATATAGATTCACAACAGAAGACAAAAAAAGAACCAGCTTTTACACTGGTTCTTTCAACGGACTATTTCTTTTTCTTTGGAAACGGCTTCACATCTATCCAAGTACCAGACTTTCCATTGAATGCCCATTTCTTGATTTCTACCATTACAGTTTTTCCAACTAATTGGTCTTTGTCAGAAATGTCAATATTGAACTTTTCCTTGAATTTGTCATACTTCTTTTTCCGTTGAATGGAATCAACCAGGAATTTATTTTGAGATTCAATAAACTTTGAATACCTCATTGGTGATTCATACGTTTCACCATCATATTCAAAACGAATCTTCACGGCCTGTCCATCATCAATAACTTCTGTGATCTCAACGGACATAATCTGTCCAATCATATCTTCTTCAAACTTTGCAACTTGGGCCACTTCAAAGAGTGAATTAAAATTGTCATAACAATAAATGTCTTTCCTGTCGCCAACGGCCTGTCCAAGATTTTCAAAAGTTAGGCCAAAATGATCTTGACACCATTCTTCCACTTTTTTAGCTTTTTCTTCATCATCAATAAACTTACCAGATTCTTTGTCATAAACCTGTTTGTTAAATGACACTTCACGAATTTCACCGTTGTCAGCGTCCAGGAATGTCAGTGTTGCTTTCTTGTCTTCAATTTTTACGTCAACCAGTTCAAGTTGTTCGAGTACTTGTTTTGCCATGAATTTTCCTTCTTTCTTGTATTGGTATGGTTTTGGCTTGATACGTTTATATGTCGCACTTAAACCCCTAAAATCACAATCTATTTCTTGATATATGGAATTCCAGACATTTTCAAGAAAACATTGACTTGTGCAAACCATCCTTCATCAAATTCAATGGTCACGGTCTTTGCACTCTTGACTTCTTGACGGCCAGAAATTTCAGCTTGTTTGATTTTCCTATCACGAACAATTTGGATTGCTTGCACCGGGTTTTTACATTGGAGATATTCAGCTAGAATTTCGTCACTGTATTCAAGATCAGAAATCAGTGAAACAGCCTGTTTGGTCTGTTCTAGCCATTGAACAAGTTCTTCTTCAATCTTTGCCAAAGAAACTGCTTTGTTTAAGTGTTTACTATGAACAAAATCATTGTCTTTGAACAGATCAACTAATTCCGGATAATGTTTAATCCTTTTTAAAAATAGTTCACTTATTTCAATTCTCTTGTTTCCACGTTCAATTTCTTCCAACAGCTTCACCTGTTGCCTGACAATTGTGTCAGCTTCTTTGACAACATTGACTATTTCCTTCACTTGCTTTTCAAAAGCTTCATAGGGTGCAAGAAGTTGTTTCTTTACTGACTTCCTGGAATCCTCTAACTCATTCACCCGTTTGTTAACCGTGGCAAGAAGCTTTTTAGTATGCTTGACGTTTTCTTCAGTGACTTCAACTTGTGAAATATGTTCAGCCAGTTCAACAGCTTGGTTGTAAATTTCTTCATAGTTCGGGAATGAGACTTGTCCTGGTTGGGATTGTACTATGATTTCATTCATTTATTTTATCTTCCTTCCAGTTCAGCAATTGCAAGATCAATTGCGTTATATTCGTCCCATGTCAGGAAATCGTCTTGAACATCACGTTCAAGAAGTCCTTTCAACACTTCAATAATTTCTTTCACTTCAAACACCCCTTGTGGTCATAGACCAAAGATATTTATTAAGACAATCTTCACAACAAAATTTTCCATAAGGCTTTTTGACGGGCGATATGTCTTTCAAATCCTGGTAACACCATTCACAATAATTTGTGTTGCATGTCATCAATAAAACCTACTTGACATGTGCAATTCAATAAACTTTGAATCAACAGACCGTCTATTCATATAGTAGAAAGCTTTGGCCGTTTGCGTGGACATATGTCTTTTTGCAGAAGCTATAACGTCATATCCAAAGTGTCTCTTGTCAGCAAGGTCAAGAAGCTTTTTAACATCATGATTGGATTCAAGGAATAGATAATCATATGTTTTTATTGGTGCGTGTCTCAAATCACTTGTATCCGTGCAATAGATGATTGTATTTCCTTTCATTGCAAAAACAAACCCATAGCACAATACATCATGAATGGCCTTGAAAGGTGTAACAACATAACCGTCATGAATTTCAAAAGGAATATTTTCATTGACTACTTCAATAAAAGCTTCTTTCTGGAAAGACTGGACAACTTCATAATTTCCGTAAATCTTGATGTGTGGAAACAACTTGACAATCTGTTTCAGTGTTGCAACCCGGACATGATCGCTATGAATATGAGTAATGAGAATGGTTTTTATATCATATAACTTTGATTTTATGAGTTTAAAAGGAACACCAATGTCAATCATAATGTCTTCGATGATTACACAGTTTCCACGACTTCCGGTGCTGATTATCTCGTATTCTAACAAATGCCTTGCACCTTCTTTTTATAATGTTTTTTATGTCTTATAGAATTGCATTTTTTACACTCTCTCCAACCTTCTTTCGTAAAGCGAGTGTTTTCTAACGTATATTCATGTCCATGTTTACAGAACTTTTGTGATTTCTTCAATTTACCCGTCACTTCACCACCCACCCCACGTCGAACATTTTCACCACGTGTCACTACTTCCAAGTGGTCCGGGTTGCAACAAATTCTATTTTTGCAAAGATGATCAATGACAAGTCCGTTTGGAATTTCACCTTTTAAAACAATATACGCAAGACGGTGTACGCGTCTTTCTTTAAAGTGTTTAGACGTAATGAGTCCATAACCGTTTTCATTTGTACAGCCAGTCCATTCCCAGCAACCGTTGTCAGCTTCAAAGTCTATCTTGTCTAAAAAATTGGATAAACTATTTAACAATGATTTTTCTTCTCCTTCCTTTAATCGGCTTTCTGTTTTTATGTCGTACTAATGGGAAGGAATTCACAATATGTATTGGATTTTGAATATTCTGTCATTTGTCTGGTGGTCTGTCTGGTGGTTTGTCACGGGGTTTGGCCGGGGGATTGTCCTAACAATAAAAAAGAGTACCTAAAGAAATAGTCTTTAAGAAAGAGAATTAAAAAATAAAAGAATATAAAAAAGACCGTCCTATTGGACAGCCTTTAGTTGATTTTCTAATTTCATTTGTCTTCTTATTAATTGTTCAATATATATGCTTGCAGACATGCCTTGATTTCTTGCTTCTTCCTTTACCCATTTTGAAACCTGTTCAGTAACTCCAATGTTTAAAGTTTTCTTATTTACATAAGGCATTTCCAATCACTCCAATTATTTTTATTTTTGGTAATTGACGGGTACGCAACCATTCAAGTATAATATGATAGTAGAAAGTCACGTAACTTCTATACAATTATTATACTACATATAAGGTGTTGAAACAAATGGAAATCTTGACGAGTGCTGAACTTATATTCGACAACGGAAACCAACATATGACAACAAAATTCCGTTTTTTAGGCAAAGCTGAACAAACTGTTGTAAAGTACATAATTTCAAAGCTTCGTAAATACCACGGCCAGTTTTTTGAAAAGTATAAATCCATTGCTGAAGAATTAAAGATCAGCACCAAAACTGTTCAACGTGCCGTCAAACATGCTGAACAACTTGCCATTTTCCAAGTTTCAGAACGTTTTGAACCAACACTTGATGGTAAAATGAGAAAGACAACAAACCTTATCAACCTATTACCTTATGCACCTTTTGAATTCATTAATGGTGTGATTAAGGTTGTCAGGACTGTCAAGAAACATGCTGTGAAGCTGGTTGACATGGCAAAGAAAGCACTGGAAGGAAAGACAAAAGAATCACCAGCACCGTCAAAGAAGCTGTATTCCAAAAAGCCTATTCGCACGGAATTACTACCAGACTGGTTTGAGGAAGATACAAATGAAGAATCACCAGCAATACCAACACCAACATATGCTGATCTTGAAGCAAAGAAACGGGCAATTGAAGAAAAGTTGAAAGCTTTCAGAAACTAAAGACCACTTTGCAACCCGGAAAATCCCTTTGTATCAAGGTGTATTCCCCATGTCACTAAATTTCTCTTTTTCCGTACAAACTATATACATATGATATTACATCTATTTAACTATACCTATATATACATAAAACTTTTTAAAATATATTAAGTGATTAAGAAACTATACTATATAAACCCTTGATACTGTTGGCTTTTTTGGTTTCAAAAAGGTCTCTTTTGCGTTGCATTTTTAACTTTTCTTGTGACCTGTTGTGATTATGGTGGTGTGTTTACGACAGATAATCACCAAGGCAAAACAGGAAAGGAAATGAAAGAGTTGTCTAAAGTAACACTTATCTCTTACACACAAATGAATCCCGTTCAGATTCATGTTGGTGAAACACAAGTTTCCGGGTTTGAACAAAACATTGCATTTGCAACAAACCTTTCATATTCAAAGAAACCAATTTCTGAAATACTGGAACGCTTTGAAGATGAAGAAAACATTGCTGGTCTTTTTGAAAGATCAATTGGGAAAGGCCATGTTTCCGTGGCAGAACATTCCAGCTTCACCTTCTTAATAGAAGATATTAGTCTCCCATGTGGTGAACAGATTTTAAGACACCGAACAGGTAAATACACCAAACAGTCTTACAGATACCAGAAAGCAACGTTTGAAGCTGTTGTTCCACCGACAATTAAGAAAGATGAAATTGCATGTCAAGCGTATCTTTCGGCAGTTGAACAATCTTATGTGACTTATCAAGATTTAATTGAATGTGGAATTCCACAAGAAGATGCAAGATATGTCATTCCCACGGGAACAAAATGCAGAATGGCAATGACCATTGACGGCCGTAACTTGATTCACTTCTTGAATCATAGAATGTGCAACAAAGCCCAATGGGAAGTGCGTGGTGTTGCTTTGAAGATGTACAACCATTTGAAAAAGATTGCACCGAATTTGGCAAAGTATGTAGGTCCAGTTTGTGAGGATTGTAATTGTTCATTGAAAGAATATGGAAAGGGGTGACTGTCTTGGAAGAAAAAGAACTTGTTGTTTGGACAAATGGAAACGCAATAAGGAAATATCAAGGTCAGGACAAATGTATGAGTGAATATAGAAGAAGCTTGTCTAAATGGTATAAAGCAACAGCAATCATTAAACCAATAAAGGAAGGTAAATAAATCATGACAGAACGTCTTCAAGGTTTTCACAGAAAACTATATTTAACTCGATACGCACGCAAGTCAATGGACAAAGCAAAATACATTATTCCAGGTTCAACAGTTGTCACACTGGTCAAGGAAGGAAAATATCCGATTCGTGAAATTGCAACGGTCAAGTCAGTGAAAGACAACATTGTATATATGGAACTCCAAACGGCTGACGGTTTTAATTTTCAAATTGGTGACAGCTTCACACAACGAATTGAACTGGTTGACGCACTACTTGAAAGTGAATATGAACAGACTGCAAACCGTGTTGCAATGAGAATTGCCAGTGTAGAACCAACAGCAAAACAATATGAGAAGTCCTACAAGGCTTTCAAACATGTCATTGAAAACTTCCTTCTTGTACCTTCTGGACGTATCTTGACCGGTGCTGGTGATGAAGCTGAAGTGACATTGTTCAACTGTTATGTGGTAGCCGTTGACCCTGCCCCCTGGTCAATAGAGAAAGGCCGGGATAGTAGACAGGCTATTGCTTATCATCAAGCCAAAATAGAAGAAATAATGGCCCGTGGTGGTGGTGTTGGAACTAACCTGGACGTGTTCAGACCACGTTATTCTGGACTTTCCAAAACAAAAGGTCAAAGTGCTGGTGCTGTCTTTATTGGCAACAGGTTCAGTGGTTCCACAGAATTCATCAATCAAGGAAACAGACGTGGTGCACAAATGCTGACTATTTCCGATTGGCACGGTGATGTATTTTATACCAATGATATAAATTCACCTGATTACAATGAAGACTTCATTGGTGCAAAAAGGAAACCGGGATTCATGGAAGGTAACAACTCTTCAGTCCTTATCTCTGATGAATTTATGTTCGCTGTTGAAAATGATCTTGATTGGACTTTGAGACACCCAAATACTAAACACCCAAAATATGATTCTGATTGGGATGGTGATCTTTACAAGTGGATTAATAAATATGGTCAACTTAAAGATTCAGTAACAATAATTCGTACTATCAAAGCCCGTGACATGTGGGACAAGTTGCAAGAATCAAACCATGCAAGTGCTGAACCGGGAATCATCTTTATTGATGAGGTGAACAAACAACATAATGGTTGGTATCTTGGAAAGGTTAATGCTACAAACCCATGTGGGGAACAACCTATTTTGCCGAATTCTACTTGTAATCTATCAGCAATTAATTTTGGACGTATGTTGAAAGTGGTTGGTGAAGACGATTTTGGTAAATTGTATGAAATTGATTGGAATCTATTAAAATCAACAATTCATACTGGAATAAGATTTCTGGACAATGTCATTGACGCAACATTCTATTTTGACAAGGACATGAAAGAATGGCAACAAGGTGAACGACGTGTTGGTTTAGGTGGTTTAGGTGTCGCCGACCTCTTTATTGCTTTACGTGTTCCATATGGTTCAGAAGAAGGAAATGAAATCTTTGAAAAGTTGATGAAGTTTTTACGGGATGAATCTTACAAAGCTTCTGTTGATCTTGCCAAAGAGAAGGGTTCATTTCCATTCTTTGACCGGGTGAAATACTCTCAATCTGGTTTTGTCAAGCGTCTTCCAAGAGAAATCAAAGAAGCAATATGGACGCATGGAATAAGAAATTTAACGTGCAACACATTTGCACCAACAGGAACAACCGGGTCTTTGACACCTTCCCTTTTGGACATTAACGGTTCAGTCTCAACGGGAATTGAACCCCATTTTGCAATGAAGTATAACCGTCTTTCAAGGATAGGTTCAACGGTACAATATGCTGGTGTGGCAAAGGCATTTATGGATAACAACCCTACTTTGACCGAACTTCCAGACTATTTTGTTGGTTCAATGGATTTACAACCAATTCAACATGTTACTGTCCAGGGAATTGCACAAAAGTATATTGATAGTGCAATCAGTAAGACTGTAAACGCACCAAACAATTATACAGTTGAACAATGTGCTGAAGTTTACCTTCAATTGTATAAACATGGTTGTAAAGGTGGGACGATTTACCGGGATGGAAGCCGGGATGAACAGATTTTAAGTCTTGCTGAAAACAATGAACAAGTTGAAAATGAAGCACCCGTTGTTGAGGAAGTAAAGAAGAAAGGTAAATATGATAATTGGGAATGTGGCAATTGTGGAAGCACCCATTTCCATATGGTTGAAGGTTGCCCCCAATGTGACGATTGTGGAAGTCAAAGCTGTTCAATATAAGGAGGATGATAAAATGATAACTAACAAATTCATTTTAATATTATGTTCATTGAAACCAAGATTACTAGAAAAGAGGCATGTTAACTTTAGATATTGGGAAATCAAAGTTTTCTGGTTGGGAAAAAAGAGAGTTTTAAAGATCGAGGACACCAGTTTTTAAATATGTATTCAATACAAGATCAACACTACAATAACCCCTATTTTTAGGGGTTATTTTTTTGTCTTTTTTAATTTCTGTTGTGAATCCCTGACTTTCAAAGCGACATATAACCAGATATTTGACGCAAGTTAGTCAAAACCTTGTCAAGTTATATCTTCATTAGAATTCAGTTAGAGTCAGATTACAAAAAAGTGTCGAATTCTAATGAACTTATAACGTCAAAAAGACCTTATTCGCCTTAATTGGAAAGTTTATCCATGGTGGCCATACCACTTAGAAGTTAAGATAAGATTAGTAAGAAAGTTATACAAAAATATAACCAAAGGGGAATGTAAATATGACTATTGCCTTAATACCAGTTGACGAATTTGGACAAGTTATTGTGTTTGAAACAACACGTTCAGCAAGAAAGATAGTTGCCAAGTATGGTATGAACCCAGAAGAATCAACGGAATTGACGTCTTTTCTCACAACGGAAATCTGGTCTGAACTACATAAAAAAAGAGAATTGCAAACATTGGCAATGGTCAGAAGATTAATAAAATTACGTCAAGTAGATTACTTCCGTAACAAGGGAAGGTTTGACAATCAGACCCCTTTTTGTGCCTTTGATCATGATTCAGAAAATTCTGGTGACGGTCAATCATCAAAAACTATGACTTTAGAAACTAGGGTCAAATCTAACGTAAACGTTGAAAGTGAAGTTCTTATGTCCAATGACTTACAATCTTTCCTTCTATCATTAAATACCCGACAACGGCAAATCTTAAACCTAATTAATCAAGGTTATGGGAATAATGAAATTTGTCAGATTCTTGACGTTTCCATTAATACACCTAAAAACACCATGAAAAAAGTCAGAGAATTGGCACTTGCCTTTGGATTGAAAATTGCTTGATAGATTGAAATAAGCTGATAGTTTGTGAATTTATCAGATTGATAGCGACATATAAGCAAGTAAATCTAAACAGAAAGGGACGGGAAACAATGTGAAGACAAAAAAGCGTCTGACTTTTCCCCACATAAAAGATGATTACTTCCGTGAAAAGTTGGAAAAAGGGTTGATCAAATATGAACCAAAATTGTGGGCTGAAGCTGTTCTGACAGCCCGGGACGAAAAAACACTTGATAAAACAGGAGGAAAATAAAATGAAAATTGTTGAAATGAGAAAAACAGAACCACAAAAGATTGAAGTCGGTGACGTTGTGAAGGGTGCTTCAAGTGGTCAATGTTATTTGATATATAAAGCGAGAAACGGAAAATTCAACGCACTTAATCTTGAAAAACATGAAATGTTATGTGCAAAGGATTACGCTTCAATTGATGACTTTGTTTACAATTTTGAACCCGGCTTCTTGGTCAAGGCCAAAGATGTACTTCTAACGTTAGGGGGTGTTCAATAATGAATCTAGAAAAAACAGTTCACGAATACATGAAAGAAATGACAGATCACAAGTCACTGATTGACCGACAAATAAGAACGGCAAGACGGGCAACAGATCACATCAACTTCCGTCAATTTGTCCGATTCATTACCAGCAAGCCGGGACGCAAAGCACCCAAACAAAGAAAGGTGGTGAATTAGTGTTAACAATTGTCATTGGTTTATTTATTGGTTGGTTGTTTCACTTTGTCGGACTTGCTTACCTTTTTCATATTTTATTAGGCTTTAGTCTTCAAGATTACTACTTTCTTTGGTTTTTCTTGGGACTGACAAGTGTTGTTGCAAGACATTTTAGGAGGGAAAAATAATGACAATGAATATATCAGAAAACGGAATTGCTTTAATCAAGAAATTTGAAGGTCTGGAACTTCGTGCATACAAACCAGTGCCACAAGAAACCTACTACACAATTGGATATGGTCATTGTGGACAGGACGTACAACAGCACCAAGTCATTACAGAAGAACAGGCTGACAGTTTTCTAAGACATGATCTTGCAACGGCCGTCACTGGTGTAAATGAATTGGTCAAAGTTCCAGTAAATCAAAACCAATTTGACGCACTTGTTTCATTCAGCTTCAATTGTGGATATCAAGCTTTAAAAGGTTCAACTTTACTTTCTGACATTAATGCAAAGAATTATGCCAGTGCCTCACTGGAATTTGGAAAGTGGGTTCATGGTTCTGGTGGTGTAATTCTTCAAGGTTTGGTTGATAGAAGGGAAGCCGAAAAGGAATTGTTCTTGAAACCTGTTCCACACCCTATATTGTTGGAAGTGGGTTCAAAAGGTGAAGACGTTGCTTTTGTTCAAAGGTTTTTAGGGATACCAGATGATGGAATTTTTGGTGAACAAACCAAAGAAGCTGTTATCAAGTATCAACAAATGCGAGGACTTACACAAGACGGAATTGTTGGGCCTGTCACCTGGAATGAAATGCACTCATAAACAAGACAAACCCCCTACCAATAAAGGTAAGGGGTTTTTGTTTTAATTGGAAATAGTTGTATTTGAAGGAAGTTGTGTGGAATGACCGACAGGGACATGTGGTATGACTGGTATGACCGGGGTTTGTGCTGGTGGTATGACTGGTTTTGCTGATTGTGCTAAAGATTCAAGAACAGCTTGAACAAGTGCTTCTTTGTTTACTGGAACATGACTATCAGGATTTCCAAAGACACCAACCCCAACAAATGCCGTCAAGAATGTGTTTAGAATGTCACTTATATAATTAGCATGTTCAACGGTAATGATCCCCGTGTTGGACAAAATCAATAATACACCAGAGACAACAGCAACCATGACTTTTGGGTTTTGGATTCTAGTGGATAACTTCTTCAACAAATCGTTCATTTCTTGAATACCCCTTTTCCAATTCTTTTCGTAAATATTGATTTTCCTTGACCAGTTTTTCAACTTCAGATTTCAAGTTTTTAATCTCTAAAGCTTGTAAACGTAACAATTCAGAAATCTTGTTTTCATAAAATTGTTCCCGTTTGCTTTTGATTTTCAAAGTTCCCAAGAAGAATGAAACGAACCCGGTCAAAAGTGTCCCAAATATGGATAGATACAAAGCAACATCAGTCATTGCAAAACCCCCGTATTCTATTTATCTATTTAAAATCATATGGCATGGTTACTGCGTCTTTTTCTCCAAGTGTTCATTATGGCAACGTTTGATATCCAGTAGTTTTAAAACCTTTATAGGCATAACTAGGGTCATGCCGATACGTGAACTCAACCGCTGTCTTATCGGCTGTTAATGTTGCCATAACGTTTCCATTACATTTAATTGTAATTGTATTTGTACCATTTACTGCGCCATAGCTGATAATTTTATACTTTAAACCATTAAATAAGTTATAGTTAGCAGATGGCAGGTTTACTGTCCTTGGAGCAGTCAAAGCAGTGTTAAAACAAATGGTATTAGGATCGCCTAAGTTAATCGTATAATCGACATCACCTTTATCTGCTGAAAGACGATTATTTAACCAGTTATCAATGGTGATTACATCATTTGAAGAGTTAGAACCTACTTTTGATAATTGCCAGTTGCTAGTATCCATATTTAAGTACTTACAACGAATCCAACCACCAGTAGTATTATTCGCCAAAAATAGATAGACTTGCCCCGTAATGCTATTAGAAGAAATAACAAGCATATCTATTTCTACCCAACCAGTACTTCCTCCTCCCGTTGTATTGAAAAGGGTAATATCCCCATTAGTGGAATCAAATGTGCAAGTACTGATAATAGTGAATTGACCAATTTTTATTTTACTACCTGTTAGAAAATTGAATAAAGTTTGTGGGCCTACATATTTACCACTTTCCACCTTCAAAGCTCCAATATTAATGATTGACCCTGCTTGAGTAGACATTATTTGTGCGCCTTTAGCACAATCAAAAACTTCAATCGTATCTATTACACAATCATACCCTTTAATATTATTAAAGATAGTTCCTGTCATGTTACCTGCGTCAGCAACCATTCGACCAAAGTGATTATTTGGTACACCGTTTGTTGCTCCTGTCCAATCCATTGCACCGCCAGTTAATCCTCCATTGAATTGCAAATCATCAAAGGTACATCCCCAAGGGCCACCAATTCCGCTAGTCACCTTAAACCCATAATACCCATTTTGAAAGGTTAATTTAGTAAAACTACATTCGTAATACATATCATTCAAAAGAAAATTATAAGCACTCGTATTTGTATTTGGCTGTTGTGTGGAATAAGTAAGCATGATGTTTTTCATAATGATATTATTACACCATATACCGCCAGTACCTTGTTTAGCATCTCCCAATGTAAAAACCGCTACATTATTCGTATATTGGATAATTTGAGTACCGTAAAATCCAACACCTTCCAGCCCCCAACCGCTACCAGATGGAAAATGAATAGGTGAAGTGATTTTTATATTCCCTTTTGGTAATAAGCCGTATAACTGATTTGCTACAATATAATTTACGAATGCCTGTAATGCTGTTGTATCATCTGTTACACCATCCGCTTTAATTCCAGTTAAACCTGAACTTGACGGTGGAAACATTGCGTTGATATTTCGAGAATTCATTTGTTGCGTTGTTTCGGCCAAAGACGAAGCATTGGCACTCACATTTGCATTGGTTGTATTCAAATCAGTTTGGTTTGCTTTTAATGCTAATTGCGCTGTATTGGCACTCACATTTGCATTGGTTGTATTCAAATCAGTTTGGTTTGCTTTTAATGCTAATTGCGAAGAATGTGAACTAAGTTCGTCTATCACTGAATCAAACCCGTTTAAACTTTTTACCATATTACTTTATCCCCTTTCCTTAAACCACTTGCACCCAATCATATGTGCCATCAGATAACTTCTTACAATAGTAAATGCCATCAGCAACACCTGTTGTCCCCTTTACGGCATAAGCTAAAAATTGATATTTGACGGACGGTGAAGGTAAATCAGAAACAGAGTTCACTACTTGTATGGGTGTCAAAACTTGATACGAGTTCAAGGAAATTGAACCGTTTGAAATAGAATCTTCCACCATGAATAAAAACCGTTTAAAAATTATTGTTTGAGTACCCGGAAATGTGACATGAACTTCAGCTTGCACATTCCTAGGAACAGATAAAGTTTCAGTGTTAAAAGCTAAACTGATAACCCCACTTGAAGCATTTTGAATAGTTACCCCACTACTTAAATTCTGCAAATTAGTTGTTCCATCTTGCTTTAAAAAGAAAATAGAAACGTCCGTTGCTGTTGATATATCCATTGCTTTGTTTTTATGAGTTAGATTTATTGTCAATATATCGACATTCAAATCCCCTTGATTGAAAATAATTCCCGTGTAATTATTCATTGAATTAGTCATTGTGTCCACAGTCACAGAATAACTTTTTGTGTAATTTGTCAACTTACCAACCCCCAAACAAATGTTATTTAAATATCAACATATTACCTGATTCAATGGGTAGTATGTCAACATTTCCCCCGGTGCAAGGTTACCAAGAAATTCATTGTTCTTTCTTTGGACGTTTCCATAAATTAGTGATTCATCAACAAGACCAGAACAAATGTAATGACCTTTTTCTTCAAAACCTTGGAAATTGTGAAGAAATTCAAAGCGAATTAATAAACCAGCAATCTTTTCATAATCATACTTTGTGCCAATTTGGGATGTTGCAAAACTTATAATTTTTGCTTTCTGTTGTGTGGTCAAACCTTCTATTCTATAAACATCAAAACCAGATTCAGAAGAACAAGGAATTTCTCTTGTCCGTATAAATCCATTTGCTTCAATCAAGTCACCATTTCCCACGGCCAAAGCACAATGAACATATGGTGATTTTGTCACGTCCTTGATTGCTTCTTGGATAAAAGAACCATTTGAATGAAACATAAGAACGTCACAGGATTGAATTACCATTTGATGTTGTCCAAATCGTCCGGGGATTGTGCCTGTGAAACTTGTGTTTTCAATTGTTCAAGTTTTCCGTCTTGCTGAAGTCCGAATTGATGACCATCATTGAAGACTTGAATGAATTGTTCTTTGGTATGATCAAGATAACCAGCGTCAAGGGTAAGCTGTTGTAAGGATGTAAACGAGGGGTCATTATTGAAGCGTAACAACGTGGAATTAAAATAAATCATATTTTCAATACCAGCCGGGTAAGTATGGGGAACTCCTAAAGCTGAAGACTGAAAACCAGCTTGAATTGCCTGGTCACATTGTGAGGAAAGCAATTTTATTTTTCTTTCTTTTAAAACGTCTAATTCGGCAGGTAGTAAGTTTATTTTCATTCTGTCACCATCTTCTTCACGTTTATTGTCACATTGTCCAAAGTGGTAACACCTTGACCAACAGTGAACCAGGCCAACAAATCAAGAATAGGATTTGCCTGGTAAAAAGAAATTGCGTCTTCAATTTCATGGTATTGGAAAACATTGATTTCACCGTTTGTTAATAAGCTTATTTCATAGGTCATATTTTCGGTTGTTGGGATTGTGACTGAACCACCTTGTGAATCAGAAAAGAGAACTTGTCCATTTTGGTAATACTGACCCCCGGAAATCATTAAATTCATACCACTTGTTGAAAAGGATATGTTGTGAAAGGTTGTATCTTCTGAACCTTTTATGATAATTTCATTAATCATTTTGGTCTTCCTCTCTATCTATAATTGGCCAAATACCATAAATAACATAAATAAGTTTGCGGCCGTTGAACCACCCAAATAAGAACCGTTGTAAGTTTGAATCCTGACAGAAAAACCCGTGGTTGTTATGTTGTAGATATAGGGATAAATAATATAATCGCCCCAACTTTGATTGGTTTGAATATTTGCCGGGAATATAACGGGTGTGGATTTATAGGCGTTGCTAAACGTGAAGTTTGCCGTTGCCGTTGCAGACGCACCGTTTGTGTAAAATGCCAATTGACAAGATGTAAGACTGTAACCCGAAAACGAACCTTTTGCACCAGTGTAGACAGATTGTGAAAACAAGGGTGCAACATATGATTTTGCGTCAGCATATGCCTGGTCGTATTGTGTTTCCAATTTGTTTAAATTGCTTGCATTTATCGGAGTTCCAGCCTGTGTTGGTGTCCCTTCAACCGGGACAAGTGTGGTCGTTCCGTCACCGTTATCAACCAATGGATATGAAAAAGTTAATGGTTTTGGAACTTGTCTGTCTTGCCATGACGTTTTACTATAAGGCAAATTAATAACCTCCTTTGGAATATGTCATTCCAGATAGATAACCTTTATACTCAAATTCTTGTTTATAAATCCTTGCCCATTTATAAGTAGCTGAATTGTTACTAAAATCATAGTTTCCTTCAACCACACAAACGTCAGAACATTCAAGAACCGGGTTTTGTCTCCAATTGCTTTGATAGTTGACATTGTAATTGCTGTCAGTGAAATAAGCATTTGCAATTGCTTGTGCTTGCGTTGATGTACTTACAAATGGATTATCAATGGTAAAGGATTGACCGTTTTGAATACTTCCCGTGAATTTTGGATTGGTGTAAATATTATCATGTTCAGTTCCGTTTGAATCGTAACTTTTGACGTTTACCTGGTAAACAGAACTGTTCAAAGTAACTGCCGGGACTTCATAACTTTGAGTGTGGTCAATGACTTTCATACCGTTTCCAGTGCTGATTTCTGGTGCGTTACTGTTCTTAAACAATAACGAATAACCAGAATACATTGAACCAACAGCATTACTTGAAGACGCATAAGTGAGATAACTAGAGGATTTGTCTATTGTGGAATATGGAACAATTTGTATAACACCGTATCTGTCTTGATACACCACACAATTTGCCAATATCCCGGCCCATTGTAAAATTTGTCTTACATTTGTTGCACTAGCTATACCATTTACTGGTGTTATATTGTTCAAACTTATATCAATATTAGCTTGTGGACTACCTGCTGAATTAAGTGCTTGTATAACAGTTTGACGCAATGGTTGACCAGCACCGAAGCCTATTTGTGAAATTGACACACCTTGAAGCATTGAAAGATTATCGTGACCTGTCAAAGTTACTGTCAAAGAACCAATATCATGTTTCCATGAATCCACCCAAAAAGTCCCCATTGGTATCCATTCAATAGTCCCGTTAGTGTCAGTATGCAAACCAAACTTCACATCTATTTGTGGACGGTTTACCAGCAAAATACTTGGATCTCCATTATTGAAAATATCGAAAGTTCCTGTTGTGTTCTTCATGGTCAAGTCAATTTGATTTGACGGCATGGTGTCAACCAACACTGAAACTTCTTCAACAATTTTACATTCAACAATGTCCTGGTCATAATAGGTTGTGGCTGTCCCGTTAATAGTGATTGTAACTTGTGCGTCAATTTGCCTTGATTGTGCATAAACATGGGATTGATAATTATAAGAGTTTGCAATCATGACAGCACCTACAATTCTATCAATTCAAAAGAAACATTTTGATACCTTGCTGTTCCATTTTGAAAATCAATCATTCCCATTTTTCTGTCACCTGGATAAAAAGTTTTTGTCAGATTTCCATTTTGAACCGGGTCAACATATGTCACACTGAAAGAAGTTCCAGAAACAGCATTTAAAACGGTTGCCAAATCACTTGCTGTAATATAAGCATATGTCAAAGTTAATGTTCTTTTTGTTGCAATACGTTCAATGATCATTGTTCCTTGTGCGTTCCGTTGTGCGTTTGAAATGTCTTGCACTCCAACATCAAAAGCCGTGGGGGTTGGTAAATTCACCCCGTTTGCTGTTATAAAAGCCAATTTCCAACACCCCTTAAATTGTATTCAATCGTACGTTTTGGCCAACACGTAAAGTTTCATTGTCAAGATATGGTTTCATAACCCTTGCAAATGTTTTACCGTCAACATTCAATGTGATACTTTGCATACCTTGTTTCTTGCTTCCACCTTGCATTGCCATAACAGTTTGAACAGTTTGTGCAACCGTGTTTGCCATCATCCCCTGAAGTCTATCCAAAGGTGTAACAACTTCCTGTCCACCAGCGTTGTCACCAATTACTGCCATCATTGGGCCGTTTGTAATACCACCACGGGCAAGATGTGGAATGTCAGGAATACTAAAGGACATGCCTGGAATTACATTGATAACCCCATTTAGCATGTCAATGAAACTATCAAGATAGTCAATATACGTATTGATGATTGCTTTCAAACCACCAATAAGACCACCGTCTGAAAACCCGGAAAGAACATCATTGAAAGCGTTTATGATCGGTGTAATTACGATTCTGGTAAACCAACCAACAGCGTCATAAAAAACATTTTGAATCCATCCCCAAGCTGTTCGTGCACCGTCAATCAGTCCGTTCCACATATCAACACCTTTATGCAACATTCCGTCAAAAACACGATACCAGAACAGTTCAAGATCATTTAAAATATTCTTAATGCCCTTGACACAATCCACGAACCAACGGCCAATATTACCAACAAAATCTTGTGCACCTTTACCGGAATGTAAGAAGAAATCAAGAATGTATTTCAGTCCTTTTTCAGCAAAACCCTTGATCATTCCAACCCCATCAAAAATGAAAACAATGTTAAAAATATTCCATACGGCTTGAAGTCCACCCCGTATCATGTCCCAAAGACCTTGAAAAATTAGTTTCCAGTTTCCCGTAAAGATTCCCGTTAGAAATTCAGTAAGACCTTCAAAGAATGTAATAATTCCATTTATCGCACCCTTTATTGAATCCCAAAGGAATTTCGCAATAAAAGTTATTATTGGACCCATAATTGCCCACGCATTTTTTAAAGCTTGAACTATTTGACCACCGTATTTCCCCCACCATGCTGTCATTTGATCAATAACTTGTTTAAAGTATGAAGAAACAGCTTTCCAAATTTCCATAAAGAAAGGAACAAACGGTGCAAGAAAAGCTTTTACCTTGTCAATGAACTCTTTCACTTTTCCTTGAATTTCGGAAAGTGCACTTGTGCCTTTTTTCGCACCCGTGGCAATTCCACCACCAATGTCAGGAACACCACCAGCACCAACGGCACCCGGTGAACCAGCACCAGAACCCGAACCAGAACTTGAATCTGATTTTTCTGGTAAAGTGTGAACCTGGTCAAAGCTTGCAAGAAAACCCGTTCCAGATTTCTTCCCACCTGAAACAGTTTCAGCACCCGTCCCGGAAGCAGGTTTTTTCACCTTTGGAACTTTAACACCTGAACCCTTTGATTTTCCAATAGCACTCCCAAGATTGTCATAGGCTGAACTTAAACCATTGACAGCGTCTTTCTGGTCATTAAGATCACCCGTGACGTTTTGAACAGCACCAGAATACCCAAATAGGACTTGAAAGAAAGCTGTTACATATTGTAAAGCTGTGTTAATGTAATTAATGAAAGTGGTAAGGATAGGCAAAACCCGGAAAAGGATAGGTTGAAAGGCTTGTTCAAGCGAGGTTTTAACATTTGAAAGAGAAGCGGTGAACCTGTTCATTCTTGTTGCCACGTCTTCAACTACCTTGTTTCCGAACCTTGTTTGAACCTGTTCATTTAAAGCTGAAACAATGATCATTTGTTGTTGTTCGGCTGTCAGTTTTGCCCAAGGGGAAGAACCAGCAATTTCTTTGTAAGCTTGTGTCATTCTTAGACTTGATAAGTGCATGTTTAAATCCAAACTTGAAACAGCGGCCGAATGGCCTTGGAGTGCTGAAACCATTCTTTCAGAAACTTCTTGCTGACTTTTACCAGTTGCAGAAGACACAATTGCAATGTTTTTCAACATTTGTTCTGTTTCTTGTGTAAGCTTTTGTTTGTCAGAAATAGACGTTTCCAACATTGCTGAAATGGAAGCACCTTGTTCAATCATATCTTTCTTTGACAATCCAAGTGTTTGACCGTTTGCGTTTGACCAGTCTTGAAAAGCTTGTGCACTAGCACCCAAGCGATTATTCAAAGAAGACAAACGGCCGTCAAGTTCCCCAGCTTCTTTGGCAAATTCTCCCATACCTTCAACAGCATGGACAATCCCTTCAAAAACTATTTTCAATCCATTTCCAACAAAACCAATTCTTGTGAAAATACTTTCAAAATGACTTCCAAAAGTAGTTGCTTCACCTTGTGCCCTTTGCATGGCCTGACTAAGTTGTGAAAAGTCAGCACCAGCACGAACCATAATATTACGAACACCTGACAAGATGATTTCCCCCTTTCATTACCAGCCAGATTGAACAACAAAAACAAAGCTGTTAGTGTTTACAACAGAAGCGTCAGTGTCCGTTATTTGCACCAAAGCTTTATATTGACCGGGAAGGTTTATTGCTGTTGTTGGTAATGTGACGGTTAACACACCACTTGTTGCATTTGAAATAGTACAAGCAACGGTTGTTGTCGTTCCATCAGGTTTCATAATATCAAGATTGCAAGTTGTTCCTGTCAAGTTCTTTGAAATAGCCGATTCAAGAACATTGATTGTCAAGAATGGACTGTTTACATCAGTTGTTTCAAGGTAAAAAATTGAATTACTTGGTTGTTGTTCAATGTCAACATTTATTGTGAAATTCTTTTTCATTCACCAACCCCCGTTTCATTGACCGTTTCACCGTTCATTGAATTATGAAGTGCCATAACTTTTGCAAGCATGTCTTCATTTGACATTTGTTTTGGTTTTGTTTCTTCAGCCTGATCAAGTCTACTTCTATAAGTTTCAAACCTTTCAAGTTTTTCAACCCTATAAAAATAAGCTGTCATGTAAGCGTTCATTAAATCCTTTTCAGATTCGGTCTTTTGTTTCTCTTGGTAAACGTCAACAAGTAAATTGAATTCAAAAGGGGTCAATTCGTTGAATTCATCTATTCGTATTCCAGCACGGACAGCAATCGATAAAGATTTTTTCCAATCCCATTCGGCCGGGTTTATTTTTTCTTGATTGCTGTCCCCTTCTGGTTTGGGTCAGTACCAAAGGCAACAGAAAGTGCTTCAGACATTTTGTCTATTACGTCTTGCATAGGCAATTCATCAAGAAGATCTTCCATGTCTTCCAATTTCAAAGCGTCACCTTGTTTTCGTCCATCAGAAAGAAGACCACAATATATCAACTTTTCAATGGTATCCAGATCATAGCCACCTTTGCCGATTTCATCAAGGCCGATTCCAGAAATTGCTTGAAAGGTTTTTAATGCTTTGTGTCCAAACCTTAATTCACGTTCACGGTCAAGTTTAAGAATTACAACGTCATTATTTTTTGCCATATAAAAACCACCTTTTGAATTAGTATTGTTGAAGTTTGTGTGTCGGAGAAACGCATTATAAGCGAATTAGAAATAGGAAGACGGACGATTGCCCGTCTAATTTTGTTACAGGGTCAAGAATTAAGCACCAAATGTCAAAGTTGGTGCACCAGAAACTTTAATTGTTCCGTCAAAAGTGACAAGGGCATTTTCAGCAGCCTTTGTTTTGAACCCGGTCACAATTCCAGAGAATGTCCACTTTGTACCCGTGGTTTGACCACCAACAGCCGGGAACTGAATTGTGAAAGTTTGTGGTGACTGTTGTCCTGCTGTATTAACAGCCGTCCAAAGTGGTGCGTCAGCTTGTGCGTCAAGGTATCCGGAAATTGCAACGTCACTGACCTCTTTAAAACCTGTTACGAACGTTTTATAACCAGATGTGCTGTCGAGTGTCGTGCTTTCAATTGTTCCAACCTTTATGTCAAGACCGTCAATAGAAGTCAAGTTCAAAATGTTGGTTGGACTTGAACCAATACCAATCGTTGTGCCTTGTGAAGTTACTGGTGTGTTTGGAGTTGCCACCATTTTTCATCCCCCTTTAAATTTTTACAGTAAAATCTATCATTGCTTGATACCATTGTGTGGTATCGTCATATAGTTCTTTTGGTTTATGATAGGAAACATCATAGACAAAAACACCACCAGAACCACCTATCACCCTACTTTGAAAAGATTGTAATTGGCTAATAATAGCACGGGAAACAGTTTTCAAGTTTGCATAAGAAGGTGAAACAAAATAAATTGTCCCGTCAATTTCAGTTGATAAAACAAAGCCAGTCAATGTTTTTTCTTGTAGACCGTCAGAAGATTCATAGACAGCAAAAGGGGGTTTTGTTCCTTCAATAACCCTTAATGGGAAGACCTTGCCAATTCCGGCAATTGGACTTAACTCATTGTATAAAGCTGTTTCAAAGTCCATTTAATCACCCCAATCTGTCTATCTCATCATTCAACGCTTGTTCAACAATGTCTGTGAAAGTTCCGTCATTATCATCCCTAGCCTTTTTCATGAAATATTTACCG